AGAAGAATATATTGAATCTGACTATAGTATAAAAATTTTAGATATATTGGATAATGATGCATCGGGTATAGAATTAGATTATTTTTTAAATTATAAAATAAAAAATAAGTCTATCTCAAATACTGATTTAGAAGATGTATTATTGAATGAAATACACACATTATTTTAAATATAAATTGCTTTTTTATTATTTATTAGGTTTATTTTATTAATATTTTTTTATAAATACTATAAAAAATTGATTTCAAAAATAAATACTTAAATATATATCCCTATTATATTAGAAATGAACATTGGATATTCTTATGATGATGATATTAAACAAATTGATAAAATAGAATTTGGTATATTAGGTAATTCGGAAATTAAACAAATTTCGGTATTGCGAGATACTAATGGTATCGTCACACAAGATTTATATGAAAATACTGAACCTAAAAAAGGAGGTTTGAATGATCTAAGATTTGGCGCCACTCAATCATCAACTTGTGTATCATGTAAATTATCATATAATGATTGTCCAGGACATTTTGGTCATATCGAATTAGAAGAATATGTTCTTCATAAAGGATATATATTAATTAGTCATAAATTATTAACATGTATTTGTATTAAATGTTCTAAACCTTTAGTTTCCAAAGATATTGAACAAACTAAAGAATTATTAAAAACTAAAAGTCCTAAAGAACGTTTAGCTTATTTTAAGGCATTATCTAAAGGAGTTACTCATTGTCAACATCCTAATGGTGGATGCGGTGCGCAAGTTCCTAAAATTAAACAAGAACAGAAACCTACAGGTATTAATATCGTTGTTGAAATGGAAGCTGAAACAAGTAAAGAAGAAACTGCTGATAAAGAAGTAAAAAAAAATCTTAAATATATTTTGTCTCCAACAATGATTTATTTAATTTTTAAAAATATTAGCGATGAAGATTGTTTGTTATTAGGTTTTGATCCTGAAAAATCTAGACCTGAAAATATGATTCATAAAAATTTACCAGTTCCTCCTATTTCCGTCAGACCATCTGTTAGAGGAGAATATTCTGGCGGTTCCACATCAGAAGACGATTTAACTAAATTTTTAGTTTCAATTGTTAAAGCAAATTCTAGATTAATTAATCAAAAAGTAAATCAAACAGAAAAAAATATTCTTTATACAGATGATCATGCACATATACTAAGATTACAAGTCAACTGTTATATTGATAATGAATCAATGGGAGGTGTAAGTATTGAACAAAATGGAAGAAATCTTAAATCTTTAGCCTCCAGATTGAAAGGAAAAGAAGGCCGTGTTAGAGGAAATCTTATGGGTAAGCGCGGTAATTTTACAGCACGTACAGTTATTACTTCTGAACCAACGATTAATAATAATCAACTTCGTATTCCAGTTAAAATTGCAATGAATTTAACTTTTCCGGAAATTGTAACTCCTTCAACAATTGAATACTTACAAACATTAGTTAAAAGAGGGCGTAATAGTTATCCAGGTGCTAATTTTGTTTTTCCAGCCGGAAGCAAATCTGCAATTTACTTAGGATATCGAAGCAATTTAGAACTAAGATATGGTGATACGGTAGAACGTCATTTAATTTCGGGTGATGTTGTTTTAGTGAATCGTCAACCGACTTTGCATAAACAATCTATGATGGCTCATCGAATTAAAGTAATTGATAATCCATCTTTAATGACTTTTGGATTACCTCTACCAGTTACAAAAGCTTATAATGCCGATTTCGATGGTGATGAAATGAATATTTTCGTTCCTCAAAATATTCAAACACAAATAGAATTAGAAGAACTTGCTGCAGTAGAACAACAAATTATATCACCTACTAATTCTAAAACTATTATTGGTATTGTACAAGATGGTTTAATTGGGGCATTTAATCTAACATCTTCTTTAGTTAAAATTGATTGGAGAGCTGCGATGAATATTATGTCTTATACATCTTGTGATAATCTGGTAGAATTAGATAAAAATAAATTTTATACGGGTCATGAATTATATTCTCTAATTTTACCTAAGGGTATTTCAATTGACAGAGCCAATTTGAAAATTAAAAATGGAAAAATATTAAATGGAAGATTAACTAATGAATATTTAGGACCCAGTAAAAGTAATGGATTAATTCAATTAATTTGGGATGGTTATGGTCCCATACCGACACAAAGTTTTATAGATAATGTTCTTAGAATTGCACATAATTTTAACTTGTATAATGGTTTTAGTGTAGGTATTGGTGATGCAGAAATTGATTCGTCTATCAAAGAACAAATTAAGAAAATTACTAATACTAAAGAATTAGAAATCGAACATTTGATTACTGAACATGAAAATAATCCTATGATGCTAGAAAATGATTTGTATGAAATGAAAATTTTCTCAGAATTAGGTTCTATTCGTAATGAATCTGCTAAATTAGTATTAAATTCAATGAATGAAGAAAATGCTTTTAAAGTTATGACTGAAAGTGGTTCCAAAGGTAATGCCGAAAACATATGTCAATTAAGTGGAACTTTAGCACATCAAGCTTTTGAAGGTAAGCTTGTTCCTAAAAAATATAATGGTAGAACTTGTGCATATTATCATCAAAACGACGATCGTGGTCCATCAAGAGGATTAGTTAGAAATTCATTCATTGATGGATTAGAATTTAGCGAACACGCATTTCATATGTTAGCCGCTAGATTGGGTTTAACTGAATCAGTTATTAAGACTGCTGAAAGTGGTTATGCACAACGTAAACTTATTAAATATATGGAAGATCTTATGATTAAAAATGATTGTACTTTAAGAACGGCAAATGATATGATTGTTCAAGTTGTATATGGTAATTCTGGAGCAGATACAACTAAACAATTCTTATATGAAATCAAAATGATTGAAATGAGTAATGCAGAAATAGAAAAAAAATATAAATTTACTGCTGAAGAATTAAAATCTTTTAAAGATTTTTCGGAAAAAGAAAATGATAAATATTATAAATTATTACTTTCTATGAGAGATAATAACAGAAAAAATGTAACAAAATCAATTCAAAAATATATATTTTTAATAACATCGTTTATGTTACCAATTAATCTTAAAAGAATTGTCGATTCGGCAGTTAATATGGAAATAAAAGAAAAAGATAAAGAAGAAAAATTAACTCCTTCTTATATTCTAAAAAAATTGGATGAATTAATATTAAATGATATGACACCAATTATGTGTATGAAACAAAAAGATAAAACAAATGTTCGTTCTATTAAATATATTGACGAACATGATCATAAGAAAGTATTTAAATTAGCAATTCATGATATTATTTCCCCGAAAAAATGTATCTTAGAATTTGGATTTACTAAATCACAATTTGATAAAATTATCAATGATATTAGTTATACTTTTAAGAAAAATATGATTGAACCTGGTGAAATGGCTGGTGTAATTGCTGGTCAATCAATGGGAGAGCCGTTAACACAATTTACTTTGAAATCTTTCCATACTGCAGGTATTGCATCTGTATCTGCTACTTCACAAGGTATGCCTAGAATTAGAGAATTACTTGCCGTTTCTAAAAATCCTAAAACTCCTCAAATGATGATCTATTTAAATAAAGATATCAAAACTAAAAAAGATATTGCACATAAAATTTCATCACATATTAAATACACTACTTTAGGAGAAATCCGAGGTAAAATAGATGTTTATTATGATGTTGATCCTAGAGCTAAAGGTAGTATTATGGAAAAAGATAATGTTAAAAATGTTTTCTATAATCACAATGGTGCAAAGAGTGGATGTCAAAGTGAAATTAACGGATTACCATGGTTAATTCGATTAGAAATTAATCGTGAAAAAATGGTTAGTAAAGAAGTAACATTACTTGATATTAAAAGTACATTTTGTAGTTGGTGGGAAAAACGATTTAATGATACTAGCAGTGCTGGTAAAAAAGAAGAAAAGAAATTATTAAGTAAAATTACTCAACTTGCCGTTTTAAGTAATTCTGATAATGACGGTCAACCAATTGTTCATATCAGATTTAATGCAAAAGATAATGATAAATCAAAAGATACTTTCAATTTGAATACTATCATATCATTCATTGATATAATCATTGATAAATTTAAATTAAAAGGATTATCATCTATTTCTAATATATCCGCCGTTCCTAAGGAAAGAGAAGTAGATTTTGATGAAAAAACAGGTGAAGTTATAAATAACGAACAATATGTTATCTATACTGCTGGTGTAGATCTTATTGGTATTAGATATCTATTCGGTATCGATGTATATAGAACTATTTGTAACGATGTAGTTACGGCATATAATACATTTGGTATTGAAATTGCAAGAACAATTTTAATTAATGAAATTATGACGGCTTACGAAAATGCAAACGGAGAAGTAAATTACCAACATATATGTATTATTGCAGATATGATGACATCATCTGGTACAGTTACATCGGTTGATCGACATGGAATGAATAAAACTGATAACGGACCTCTTGCAAGAGCATCGTTTGAAAAGACCTTTGAACAATTAATTAATGCATCTGCATTCGGTGAAGTTGATCAAATGAAGGGTGTTTCATCTAGAATTATGGCAGGTTCTGTAATTAGAGGCGGTACAGGTTTTTGCGATGTCATACTTAATACAGATATGATTCAAAATTCTAAATATAATGAGGAATCCGAATTTATTACTTCTTATGTAGATATTAATGTTGATAAAAAAAAGAAATCTAATAAAAGGCAGGAAGAAATATTTATACCTTTGAATGACGGCGAATAATTATTACATATTTTTTATTTTTTCAACATATGTTATATTTTGCTCTTGATATATTTTTTTTATATCTTCTTCATTTTCTATATTAATTGAACAATTTAATTCCGGTGTAGGAGAAATTGCATTAATATAGTATTTATATAGTTTTATTAAATTTGGTCTTTGAACATTATAAGTATTCTTATAATTTAATGTATAATATTTTTCTGCTAATTCATATATATTTTTTATTTCTTCAAAATTTAATTTAGGTCCCATTGTAATAGTAGATAAACCTGTATTTTTTAATAAATAACAATCGGGTACTGGTAATCTAAATAAATAATCTTGTCGTTTATCGATATAATTATTTTGAGATAAATTTTCTCCCGCGCCGACACCGTAATCATATCCTCCAGAATAATATTCATTTGGTTCAATCCATAAACCTGTTAATCGTTTTGTATAAAAATAATTAATAAGTTCATCGGGAAAAAAATATAATCCACCATATGGATCTTTAACAAATGTTCTTTCTCCAGTAATAGGATCCCATATATATTCAAAACAAAATGATTTAGAATAGTCATATATAAGATTATCAGTAGATGGAGACATCACATTTATTTTATTTTTCCTTAAAATTTTATAATATTTGGTAGTTCTATCATTATATTCTTTTGAATATTTAGTTAAATTATTTTTTTCTATTTGAGTATAAGTTATATAAGATTTGATTTTTATTTTTTCTTCAAATGGAATTTTGTTGATGATATTCATTTATTTATATCTATAATTATATAAATTATTAATAATAAAAATAAAATCAATTTTTATTCAAAGAGGTC